TGGTCAATTCAAGTATGTAGACGCCTCTGAGGATGTAGACAAGGAAGCAGTTCTAGCCGACATTCAAGCTACCGTAGACTACATTGATAACGATGAACCGTTTGAGCGTTGCTTTGAGCCAGTAGAAGAATCTTTCTACCGTAAGAAGACAGGTAACTGGGTGCTACCTGATGACTGTAAATTCTGCAGCTTTAAACATAAGTGTCATGACAACTTTGAGACACGCCCAAGCATCCCTAGTAAATCCAAAAACCCACAACTTGTGGACTACACATTCATAGCAGAGGAATACCTGAATGCCTAAACTAACTATCAACGACACCGACTACTACACAGAAGACTTCAATGAGACTCAGACAAAGATCTACAATGAAGTGATGCTTGCAACAGATCAGATGAAGCGCCTAGAAGTTCAATTCAAAGCACTAGAGGGTATGACTAATGTACTAGCATCTCAGATCGTAGAAGCAGGTAAAGATGCCGAAGACGAACCGGAGGCATAACTCTAAAACGTATCGCAGTGGCCTTGAAGTTGAGGCCGCTGCATACCTCAAGGATAGGCAAAAGATTGTAGCCTATGAAAAGCTAAAGATAGAGTGGGAGGATCTAAAGTATCGTACATACACACCCGACTTTGAGCTAGACAACGGCATAATAATTGAGATGAAGGGGTTGTTTTCTGCTGCAGATAGACGTAAACATATAGAGATACAGCGTCAGCATCCTACACTAGATATTCGTTTTGTATTTAGTAATGCTAATTCAAGGCTTTACAAGGGAGCCAAGAGTAGGTACTGCGATTGGTGCGATCAAAAGGGTTTTCTATGGGCTAATCGTGTGATACCAGAAGAGTGGCTCAAAGAGAAAGGCAAGCGAATGAAAGAGCAACGTGTCAAAGTTAAGAGGAGAGAGTAATGGCTTATGAGATTAAACCTGGTGACGTAGCTATTGTACTATCTCCTGTCGTTGAGGACGGTGAGTGGACGGGCAGTATCAAGACTGGCATGGTCTTTGGTTCGGCTGGTTCAGAGGATGGCATGAGGGCTGCTCTTGATGAGGCACTCACTATGTCTGCAGCACAGCAGTTCTTAGAGCTTTACCCTGATGCTTGGGAAGACTTTGCAGATCTACGGCAGGGCATTATTCAAGAGATGTTTCCCGATCAGTATGCAGAAGCAGAACAAGAGCAAGCAGAAGCTACAGCGTATGAAGTAGAGGATAATGTAGTTACACTTACACGCTGGTCTAAGACACAGGGAAGCGCATGAAGAAGTTTAGTGTTACTTTTGTTATGAAGGTTGATAAGAATAATAACATACTATCATCCTACGAAGACAGTCATGAGCAAGACATTCATGACTTGATTACAGATGTTATCTATGATGTAGATGATGTGGAGATTGAGAACTTAAACGTCAAGGAGAGACAATGATTACACAAGAAGATATAGATGCGTTTGCTGCTATGGCAGATGTTAACACGCAGGATTATTCCTACTGGGTAGAGGGTAAGATTGTAACAGAAGGTGAGACTCGCTTAGTGGAGAATACACTAGGCTTAGTAGGTGAAGCAGGTGAGGTTGCTGAGAAGATCAAGAAGCTACTGCGTGACAACACCAAGGTCTCATCTGATGACATTATCAAGGAGCTAGGTGACGTTGTGTTCTATGTTACAGCCCTTGCTAACTACTTTAACAGTGACCTCACAGAGGTACTACAAACTAATATGGACAAACTAAACAGCCGTGCAAGACGTGGCGTTATTAAAGGATCAGGTGACAACCGATGAGCAATCAACTACCAACAGACTACCAAGCATTCATTCACAAGTCACGCTACGCCAAGTACTTTGACGGCGAAGGCCGTGAGTCCTGGGGTAAGACAGTAAGCCGCTACATGGATAACGTAGTACGCCGTGTGACAGGTAATGACTCTTACATCAATGACATTGAGCAAGCTATCCTTGGTCAAGAGATCATGCCCTCCATGAGAGCTATGATGACAGCTGGCCCAGCGCTTGATCGTGACAACACTGCAGGCTACAACTGTAGCTACCTACCCGTAGATGACCCTAAGTCCTTTGATGAGGCTATGTACATCCTCCTCTGCGGCACTGGTGTCGGGTTCAGTGTCGAGCGCCAGTTTATCAGCAAGCTCCCAGAAGTGCCTGAGTTGTTCCAGAGTGAGTCTATCGTTGTCGTTAAGGACAGTAAGGAAGGCTGGGCTAAGGGGTTCCGTCAAGTTCTTGCACTCCTGTGGGCTGGTGAGATTCCTAAGTGGGATGTCTCTCGTGTACGTCCTGCTGGTGCAAGACTTAAAACATTTGGCGGTAGAGCGTCAGGCCCAGCGCCACTCGTAGAACTATTTAACTTTGCTGTGTCTACCTTCAAGGCGGCACAAGGACGCAAGCTTAGCTCTATGGAATGTCATGACCTGATGTGCTTCATTGGTCAGATCGTTGTTGTAGGTGGTGTGAGACGTTCAGCTATGATCTCTTTGTCTAACCTGAGTGATGACCGTATGCGTCACGCTAAGTCAGGTCAGTGGTGGGAAACTGCTGGTCATCGTGCCTTGGCTAACAACTCTGTATCGTACACTGAGAAGCCAGACATGGAAACATTCATGCGTGAGTGGCTTGCACTGGTTGAGTCTAAGTCAGGTGAGCGTGGTATCTTCAATCGTGAGGCATCCAAGAAGCAAGCAGCTAAGTTTGGGCGGCGTGATCCTAACCATGAGTTCGGTACAAACCCTTGTTCTGAAATCATTTTACGCCCATATCAGTTTTGCAACCTAACGGAGTGCGTAGTACGTGCTACTGATACCATTGAGGATCTTGAGCGTAAGGTTAAGCTGGCTACCATCTTAGGTACGATCCAGTCTACCATGATTAAATTCCCCTATCTACGTAAGGTCTGGCAGAACAACACAGCAGAAGAGCGCTTGCTTGGTGTGTCTATGACAGGCATCATGGACAACCCTCTTATGACAAACAAGAACAAAGGACTGGAGAAAACCCTTGAGCATTTACGATCCATTGCTGTGGCTACTAACGCTGAGTGGGCTGAGTTGCTTGGCATCCCTGCTTCTGCTAGTATCAGCTGCGTTAAACCTTCCGGTACGGTATCACAGCTGGTTGACTCTGCTTCTGGTATTCATGCTCGTCACAGCCCCTATTATATTCGCACTGTCCGTGGTGACAGCAAAGACCCTCTGACGCAGTTCATGATTGACCAAGGTATTCCTAATGAGCCTTGCGTCATGAAGCCTGACTCTACTGTAGTGTTTAGCTTCCCTGTTAAGTCTCCTGAGTTAGCAGTCACACGTAACGATATGACAGCTGTAGAGCAACTTGAGTTGTGGCTCACCTATCAGCGACACTGGTGTGAGCATAAGCCAAGTGTAACTATCTCAGTTCGGGATTCTGAGTGGATGGCTGTAGGTGCATTTGTGTATGAACACTTTGACGAGATGTCAGGTGTATCATTCCTGCCACACTCAGATCATACCTATCAGCAAGCACCCTATCAGGATTGCACTAAGGAAGAGTATCAAGAGATGCTTGCACTTATGCCAGACAGCATTGACTGGGAAGAGCTTAACGACTATGAGAATGAAGATAACACAGTGTCCATGCAGACTATGGCTTGCTCTGGTGACAGCTGTGAGATCGTGGATCTAGTATGAGCTATACAGTGGTAGGAACAGATAACTGTAAGTATTGCACTAAAGCAAAGCACTTGCTACGAGAAAAGAGGGTAGGCTTCACGGCCTATTCTCTAAGCTCCCCTAGCAGTAAATGGCTATTGACACTCATGAAAGAAGCGGGTATGACTACTGTACCCCAAATTTGGGATAACGAAGGCCGCCATGTCGGTGGCTACACACAACTGAAGGAACGTTTAAATGATTGAGTTTGTAATTGGAGTCTTTATGGCGGTAGCTGCAATAGAGGTCACTACAGAGTTAGCAGGTAAGGCATATGATTATGCAGAACCTAAAGTTACACAGGGTGTAGATTACATTCAGGAGAAGATTAACCCTGAAGAGACAGAATAATGTATGTGCTTGTGCTTATAGCATACATGTCGGGTGAGGCACCATCAGTACGTGCTTCACCTAACTTGTATAACACATACGATGCCTGTCTTTATGAGGCAGCTAATGCAATGACAGCCATGTACCAATACTTGCCTGAGGATCTCAAAGATAAAGTATCCATAGTGCATATGTGTACCGCAGTATCAAAGGATGCGTAATGCAGTTAGATCTATTTCCAGAAGCAGCAGAAGAGTCCGTTGAATCTGGCACTATGCTTTGCCGAAAGTGTAATACCGATAAACCTTACTCACAATTTAGAGAAGCAGCAGTTATCTGGGAAACACAGCCTAGAAAGAAACACGCTCCTAAGTACACAGGAGTTCTTCGCTATTGCAACAGCTGCAGTAAAGCCTATACAGAAAGTAGAAAGCTTGCCCAAAAGAATGCGCCACCTAAACCTGTTCATGACTTTAATTGTAAGTGCTGTGGATCTGTAACAAAACCGTCTAGTGCTCATATGGATCACGATCACATTACTCACGCTTTCAGGGGCTGGCTTTGTAGAGCTTGTAATACAGGCATAGGCAGTTTGGGAGATACAGTAGAAGGCCTAGAAAAAGCAATTAACTACTTAAAGGCTCACTATGAACAACATTGAACCCTTAGCTAAACCAACACGTACACGGCGCAAGACAAACTACAAGGGTGCAGCTAGTAAGCCTACCTCTGGTATTCTACCTAAGACAGAGAACCAAGGTAAGCTCATTGACGCTATCACTAACAGCAAGCAGGTGCTTATACTTGGCCCTGCTGGTACTGGTAAGACTTACGTTACGGCTACATGTGCAGCAGACTTGTACACACTCAAAGAGATTGACAAGATTGTCATTACACGCCCTCACGTAGCTGTAGGTAAAGACATTGGGTTCCTGCCAGGTACACTAGAAGAGAAGGCACAACCGTGGGCGTTACCTGTGCTTGACGTACTGGTGAAACACTTGGGGCGTGGTGCTGTTGATACAGGACTTAAGAACGGTAACATTGAAGTAGCTACACTAGCGTTGATGCGTGGGCGTAGCTTTGATGATGCTTTCATTATCGTTGATGAAGCGCAGAACATAGATGTGTCAGAGATCAAGATGCTGTTGACTCGTGTGGGTGAAGGCAGTACTATTGTACTCAATGGTGACATCCAGCAGTCTGACTTAAAGGG